CAGGTGTTAAACAATGTGTTCTAGAAGTATTTTTCTTACAACGAGGACATTTTTGCTTTATTTCCTTACCCTTGATCAAATAGGACATCACAACATCTTCGTGCATTCCCTTGATCGTCTCACAGTAATTAGAGTTTGTGAGTGCCACAAACTGCGTTTTATCTTTGTTAATAGTGACCACCTGTAGATCTTCCGGTCCATGCATATTCTTCCGGATGAACACTTCTAGAGGTTCTTTCACGTCACCACACTTCACCTGGGGTTTTTCTACTCGTTTCTTGATTTCTGGACACTTCTTGATGTCTTCCTTCTTTGGATATAAACCCTCGACAATACTTGGTGTGAGGTGGTGTCTTCGCCCACAGAAGTCTTTACAGAACCCATCTCGCCTCCCCCTGAGTGTTGGACACAAACAAAAACACTTCTGAATGATCGTTTGGCCACTGATAATGAACCAAACGTGATTAGACCCATGCTCCCGCTTGAGATTTTCACAATATTTAGATGTCGTCGAGACTAGGTATGTATCCTTCTTTTTGAAAATCTTGGGAACATATGCATTCCCCTGTCCCTCTAGGTGTGTGCGAATGAACTCCTCAATTTTACCCTTCAATGCATCATCATGAACCTCATCCTTCGTCTGTGCAGCTGTGAAAGTCCCCTCTTTGATAACTGTAGAAGGTGGCTCTACATGTGTGACCTGTGGTTCATTTGTACGAACGACGGCCATCTTTAGAATATCGAGGGTGGGGTCCATTCCAATCTTCATGAGCGTGCTCAAGGGACCGTGGTGATACATGAACACGGGGAGATAGGCGAGTTGAGCCACTTTCCCCTTTTCGCAACCAGAACACCCTTGACCATCGCATGCACTGTGTTTCGCCTTTTTATATGACCATGGCATACGGAACCCACTCCCCTTCGTCTTTCTGACCATATTTCCATATACAGCGGCATCTATGATTTCGTTCCAGTCCGTTCCTCGCCCCTTGGCTTTGGAGAGGGCTACGAGTATATGCTCTCTCAATGCGACTGCTGATGTTTGATCGACGACGAACCCTGACCAATTGAGATGGACACCCGTCTTTATGAGCTCCCCACACTTTTTGGGTGGAGAGACGGAGATGAGACAATCCTTACCACCATGGCGTTTCACCTTGTCACAAATAACCTTGCAAATATCTTTGATTTCATCGAGGTCTAGGGCTTCTTTGTCCTTGTAATCTATATCCACGAAAAAGTTATATTTCTCACTCTTCTGTTCGACGACATATAGTCTCTCACCTGACTTAACAGCTTCTATGTACCGATCATAAAAGTCATTCAATTTATCAAATGGCACGGAGAGGACACCACCGTCCATGAGCACATGTGATAGATTGGTTGCATTGTTAAATTTTTGATCTGCGCACCAACTCTTAAACATACTTACCTAGGTTACATATCTAATCTCTAAACCACCTCATACATGAGACATCCTGATATTCTTTACCTTGGGAAAGTTCTTTCTTTATGGTTAAAAGTTCGTATAGTGTTTTGGATTCGTTCTCTTCTATCCACTTGGTAATTTCCTCTTCACAGAAACCCCTGTTCTTATCGAGAAGTTGTCCGATCTGCATCATGATGTACGCCTTGGACTTCATTATTTTATAGAGAATGTTTTTCTATTCAAAGAACTTATACACGCGTAAAATTGAGGATTCTTTATGACATTATCGATAATGAGATTCCAACGCTTTCGTGAATTGAATTCATCGAGAGTATCATAACTCATATAATCATTTTCATCATATGTTTTCCTGATGGGTTGTTTTAAAATTTTTTTTAGATTTGTTTTATGTTTTTCCTCGTAAAACTTTTTAAGTTGTGACTGTTGCTCAGATCTCGAGTAATTCACGAAGAATATAAAGACATTATATTCAAGATCCACCGTTGGACTCTCCTTTACGGTAAACTTAAATTCGGTGTATTCACCACTCTTTAGGGATACGACACCCCTAGTCTCTTCCTCGAGTTCCCTGAGGGCACATCGGAGGGGATTAAAAATCTCCCTCCGCCTGCAGCCACCAGTCACAAATATCCAATCCTTGAATCTCCAGTCCCTCACCGTAAGAAACCTTGGTTTCCCATCGACGAAGCTAACCGGTACTGCAATCGCTTTGTACTTTTTCATTGCGCATTCGCAAGTTATAATATGACGATATGTTTATTCCTTCTCTTTGGCCACAGTCTCCTCCTCTTCCTTTTTAGGTTCTGGGACAGGTTCTGGGACAGGTTCTGGGGCACTGAGATGCCGAACCACCTGAGACGAGAAATTTTTGAAAGAGTTCATTTCCTGTTTGGTCTTATTGAGTTCCTTGAAGAGGAAGATAATACCTATAGCGCATACGATAGTGGCTATCATCATGACTGTATCTCGATTAACGGGAATCATTTATACTGTAATGTCTCACTTTCTTTTTAAGCAATTGCACCCATATGAGCTTTACCTGGTGTGGGACACTCATAAGGTGACTGTGCAAATTGGACGGCTTGGTAATGCGTAGATTCACACGATTTTTCGGTTGGTGGGGTGGGCTGCCCAACAAACTTTTCGAGTGTCCTGGAAGTAGGATCGTACGTCAATACAAAAACGATGGCTAGGAGGAAGACAACCTTCCAAATCATTTACTAATTAGTTAGAATATAAAAGTCCACCCATCCCATTTTCGATACGGAGTACGTTGTAGTTCACGGCGTAGATGTCCTCGCTGGAGCTGGCCGTATCGTTGACGATACGAGCCGAGTCAAGGCGGGAGAAGTTGAGCGAACCGGTGGGTTGGAGCTTACCAGTCTCGAGGCAGAAGGGGTACGTGAAAAGGTTCGTACCGGGGGTGGAGCTCCCATGGGAAGTATGGTAGTAGAGGGGGACCGCGGTGAAGTTGGGGTTCGCAAACTTGTAGTCAGCCACGTCGGTACCGTTGATCTGGAGCTTGAGCTTGTTGGTGTCACTGAGCATGGTCACACCCCCAGTCTTAGCCGCCGCCAGGTACTTGATGGGATGGTTGAAGTTAAGCTCCTGGATCTTGGAACCGGAGGCAACCGCCTTTTGCACCTGGGTGATGAGCATGTTCTGGGGAGAGCCCGCAAACATCTCACGTTCCTGGGTATCGAGGTACGCGTAGTTGGCATAGACTTCCCACTTGTAGGTATCCGCTGCGGCACCCCAAGTGATGCGGAGCTCAACATCGTGGTACTGGAGGGAGATGAGGGGGAGGGCGGTCTGCCAGTTCTCACAGAAGGCGAACCGGAGAGGGTAGAACCGCTCGGAAGCCGAACCGGTGTAGAGACCACCAGACACAGATTTAGCAGAGGAGGTCGCCGAAAGGGTTGGGGCGATGAGAGTCGAGTAGGTCGAGTCCTGATCATCGATCACCTGACCACCGACGAGGAGTTCCACCTTGGAGATGGCAGTGGTCCAATCGGGGACGATGTTGGATTGGGTACCATTAGACTTGATAGGCATGAGATAGACATAGTTGAGCATGTCCCCCTTGCGCTCGAAGCGGATGGTGGACATACCGTTGTTCGAGACGTTGCCCTGAATGACCTGACGCTCGACAGTTTGGGAAAAGTTCGTGTGACGCTTGTACGTAGAACGGAAAAAGCTGACTTCGGGCTGACCGACGAGGTGCACATCCTGGGCACCGACAGCAACGAGTTGGGCAATACCACCAGACATTTATATTATAGTGAGAGTTTATTTTTGTTCCTGATAAGCGGCGAATATATTATACGCCAAGGTGACTCTACCTGATTCTTTCGCTGGTTTCACCAAGTGTGGCATCTGTGAAGATGTTATGATGACTGTCCCCTCTTTTATACTTTCAACTTCTGAAGTATCGAGTATATGCTCATAAAGATCCGGACAAAATGGTAACCTGTTCATTTTATATACCGTATCGTTACTTTTACCTGGATTATTCAATATATAGACGATAGAAAAACAGGGATAATATTTTTTACCATTATGATGAACTGGATAATTTCTGTGATCATGTACTTCCTGAAATTCACCTTTGTCATATATATTAAACCACCCACCATTCATCATGAACTCCTCCATTTTCAATAATTTTATGCCATTGTTTTGGGATACCTGTTCTAACATTACACCTAATGGTTTCCATATCAACTCATCTTGAATGAATTTATCATTTATAAAGTCGTTAATTTTACCCAAACCGTGACTCGTCTTAAATTTACACGCTCCAAAGGGGGTATTAGACTTGATATGCTCTTTTAAAATCTGTATTTTAGGTAATAGTTTATTCCTTATAGTTTCATGCTCCTCTATTTGTTTCCAATAAACAAATGGAGTTGGAAATATACAGAATGTCATTATGTTATATTAATTCAAATACTTTAAATATATTAAAGAGTTTATGTATATGAACTGTATGCCTTCTATTAAAGTCTATAATGATTTTATGACAGAAACTGAATTGAATGATGCAATAAAAATAATCGATAACAATCATTGGAGTTATGGTGGTATAAGCAATACAGAAAAGGATGGTGATACAAGATTCTGGCACATGAATCTAAATGAAGTGCCTCATTTCTCTGAAACTATTTTCAAAAAAATTAAAGAATCTGTGAGTATGGAGGACTTAGAACTTGAACGTGTATACGCAAATGGACAAACGTGTGGATTGGATGGAAGCTATCACACAGATTCTATCGAAGATGGTCATTACACATTTATGTTATATTTAAGTGACATAAATCATAATAATGTCGAAGCTATCCAAGGACATACAGAATTTAAAACCAATAGTCGTATTATTTCAATCGAACCGATAAAAAATAAGGGTATTTTTTTTAAATCCGATATGGTACATCGGGGTTTAGGGCCGTCAAGGCGATCTAATATTTTACGTGTAACGGTAGCTTATAAAATGTACCGTCGATCATCGCGTTAATTACCTTCAAGTGTCGCTACACGTAATTCAAGATTTTTAACTTTTTCGTTTAATTCCTGAACTGCACCGACGGTTGTTGTAAATATAGAATTGTAATCTAGTGAGAGTGGTGTTTGGGTGGGAATGATTCTCTTGTATGCACTTATATATTTCTCATAACTAGCACGCTCTTCGACACCGAGTGCCATGTATTCATCCTCATAAAATCGCTCATAGTGATTATAATTATAGAGTGCCTCGTAAGAAACACGTTCCTCACCGGATAGTTCATTATAGTCTTCTGGAGTTATTGTAACACCATTTGAGATGTACGATTCAATTTTATTTAGGTTATACTCAGCTTTAGCATCGACATCAAGTTCTTTATACTGTGCGTTACTTATAATAATCTCTTTTTTATACATATATTGAACGGTGTATTCACTCTGTAAGTTTGAACTTAATGAATTATACATAGACTCTGAAATTTCTCTGACTTTATCCACCATTTCCTCACCTGTTACAGCAAATGCCAACTCTGGAATTTCCCTAACTTCCTGAGCTATAAACCCCATTTCTGGTATCCACAATTTATTTGCTCTATCAGTCGTCTCCCATTCTTCGTTCGTTGGTATCCATGTTCCATACTCATTTGGTGTCGTTAATTTTTCATATTTTTGTGGCTTCAGAGCACTTATTATAGATAGACAATTCGTTAAAGGTGTTTCGTTATACTTAATACGATCGTCGGAGTTATTAGTAAACCCCGCCGCCCTACAGTTTCCATTTACTCGCATACCCGCACCACCGTTATGATTGAGAAAGTCGGCTGCATTGTAGGAAGTACCACGACCAACACCACAAAGAACCTGCACTGCACCATACTCGGAAACATCACCGTAGCCCTTGAGGAACATGGTATTTAATGACGACTGTACATAGTGAGAGTAACCACTTTGTCTTATTTCATAGACACCATTCGCCTGAATGTTACCAGCATAGATGTTTCCTCCATTTAAATTGGTCGCCTGGTTCGCAGTTTGCGAAGCCCCCGCAGATTGCGCAAAGCCCGCCCGGTTCGCATAGCTCGCATTGGTCGCAGTTTGCGCACCCCCCGCATTACCCGCATAGCCCGCATTGGTCGCATAGCCCGCATTGGTCGCATGGCCCGCATTGGTCGCAGCCCCCGCATTGGTCGCAGCCCCTGCATTGGTCGCATGGCCCGCATTGGTCGCATACGGCGCATTCGCATTTATGTAATTGTTAGCTGCATTGTAATACAAATTTTGGTCTGTGTTAAAAGTTCCATTATCATTTCCGTGTCCGGACCTAAATGGAATGTAATAGTTCGTATTGGTGTTATCTACAGATCCCGTATATAATTTGGTCGAATTGGTCGAATTGGTCGCAGAGCCCGCAGTTTGCGAAGCCCCCGCATTGGTCGCATGGCCCGCATTGGTCGCAGCCCCCGCATTGGTCGCATGGCCCGCAGTTTGCGAAGCCCCCGCATTGGTCGCAGCCCCCGCAGTTTGCGCATAGGCCGCATTCGCATTTATGTATCCGCTAGATGCATTGTAATACAAATTTTGGTCTGTGTAAAAAGATGCATTATCATTTCCGTGTCCGGACCTAAATGGAACGTAATAGTTCGCATTGGTGGTATCTACAGATCCCGTATATAATTTGCTCGAATTGGTCGAATTGGTCGCAGAGCCCGCAGTTTGCGCAGCCCCCGCATTGGTCGCATGGCCCGCAGCCCCCGCATTGGTCGCATAGCCCGCATTGGTCGCATAGCCCGCCCGGTTCGCAGCCTGCGCACTTGTAGCAGTTGTAGTTAATATATTGGTAGATGGATTATACAGCAAACCAGCATCTGTGTACAACGGTTGGGCACCTGTTGCACCGGGTGAGAATACAACGCGTCGGTTGGAATTCGTGGCATTTTCAGCTAATACAACTTTATCTATACCTCCAGTAGAAGTTATAACGCCGTTGGTGTTGAGGGTCATTTGACGCGTCATAGTGCCACTTCCAGTTGCTTGGCGCGTATAAAAACCGAGAGAACCGGTAGTGTTAGTACCACCATCGATTATATTTCCCTTAATTGCAGAGAAAAACCCCTGACCTGCACCAAACATAATCGCACCACCATTACCCGAAGAAGTACCAGAATCTCTCAATACGAGAGTACCACCCAACGCACCAGCTTGGTTAAATGTCGTAGTTGCTGTCTCTCCAGCCCCATTTACCTCTAACTGACCCGTTGGAGCATTCGTCCCGACACCAACATCTCCTGAAAAGGTTTGGACATTCGTCTGTGCCATATATTATTAATAAATACTTTTATTTTTGATTAAGGAATACACGCGCTGATAAATGAATATGAAGATATTTTTTTTAGCATCTCATCCTAGTCGAGGGACTGGGTATTCTCGCGTTGCCAATAAGATTTCTAATTACATGGCAAGTATCCCAGGTGTTGAAGTTGTATATTTCGCGTTTCAAAATTATAAAGGTGGAAGAATTAACGATCGTTTTATTGATCCAAGAATTAAGTTCCATGATGCACTTGAACTTGACCCAGAGTCACCAGCTGGGTTTGGATATAAAGCCATAGTTCATAAGATTATCATTGAGAAGCCTGATGTCTTATTTTCCTATAATGATCTAACTATAACGAATACTATCATGGATATAATTCCAAAAAGTTATATGCCTCCCAAAAAGTATGTGTATTTAGACATTGTTTATCCATGGCAAAATATACAAATGTATAAAAAACTAAAATCCCACAACTTCAATCACATATGGGTATTCACCGACTATTGGAAAAAACACCTAATTGATGATTTGAAGTTTGATACAGTACAAGTTAGTACGATGGTTCATGGTGTGGATTTTGTTCGTTTTATAGATATTCCCAAAGAAGTTGCAAAGAGGAAAATGGGTCTCAAACCCGATGATTATTTGATTATAAATATGAATTCAAATAATGAACGTAAATGTTGGGATATCACGATTCGTGCATTTGTGGAGCTGTTAAAACGGGAGAATCTGAATTCACATATAAAATTATACTGTGGTGGGTTACTAAAGAATAATAATGGACATGATATTATAGAAATTCTATTCACTGAATGTATACGTAAAAAATTGAAATTTAAAAGAGTTTTGGATGAACATTTTATATCAAACCCCAAACCTTCACATCTCACAGATGAAGAAGTTTCTATTTTGTACAACGCTGGAGACGTAGGTATGAATACATCCCGTGGTGAGGGTTTTGGCCTAACAACAATTGAGCATTTATATTTTGATCGACCACAAATTGTATCCGGTATTCCAGCTCTTATAGAAACGATGGGACCCCATGCACACATCGTAAAACCGAAGGTCAGTGTCTATACGACGATTACGGAACCTGAAGGTGGAGAGTTTATGTTTTGTGATTATATGGACTTTGCAGATAAGCTTCAGTACTGTTTCAGACATCCCGATGAAAAGCCAAATGGAAGAGAGTATGTGAAACAGGAATATTCTTGGGATCATATGTATAAAACTTTGGATGCAGAGTTTAGTACCCAAATGTAATTTGAGTTGAGGAACCCTCGATGATATTTGTCACGGCACCACTCGCATGGGCTGAGATATATTCGATGAAGACATTGTAATTACCACCCGACGAGTTTGTCATATTGGTTGTTGGTGCGAAGGCTACAGTTGTTGTTGTAGCGACAACTACGCTATTCCACGGGTTTGTACTCGTATTACCAAATACACTCGTAGGACCTGTAGTAATTACGAGAGGTGTCCCTCCATCTCTATGACCACCACCACACTCCATCGAAAGTGTACTGACCTCGTTATCGCTCTCAATGAGGTGTGCCACAATCTTGGCATAGAAGACGTGAGGAGAAAATGTAATTTTAATCGTCGAGTTTCCTATACTCTGTCCATTCACTAGGACACCTGTAAAGGAGTAGGTTTTCTTAGTGACCTGCCCCGTATTGGTGATGAGACCCCCTGTTATTGTTGCATTTCCTACCACATGGAGTTTCTCAGCAGGACTTGTCGTCCCAATCCCAGTGTCCCCGTTCGTGTTTACAACGAAGTTATACGAAGCAATCACACCCTCTCCACCGTTAGAGCCACCATAGCCAGCACATAATTTATTAGCCCCGACGGAAGTAAGTTCTTGTCCCACCCATAATCGAGATGCATGTCCTGATGAACGCACAGCGAACATACTATCCAGTGTGGGATTGACGGATGTTCGTATCGTAATACCAGCACTTGTTTCGTTGGCGCGATCATTGGTATTATACTCGAAATATACATCACCTTCCCCGGTATTAAGTGTCAACGGTACACCGTCCGTCGCGGCGCTGGTTGTGCCGGCTGTTAGGCTAGTTACAGTTGCCGTATTTGCGCCAGCTAGGGTACCATATATAGTAGTTACAGTTGCCGTATTAGCCCCAGCTAGGGTACCGTATATATTGGTCCCTGCGAGAGTAGCACCTTGTACCATACCAGAGGCTGTTAGGGTAGTAACAGCTGCTGTATTAGCCCCAGCTAGGGTGCCATATACATTGGTCCCTGAGAGGGTCGCACCCTTCACCATACCGGAGGCTGTTAGGCTAGTCACAGCTGCTGTATTAGCCCCAGCTAGGGTGCCATATACATTGGTCCCTGAGAGGGTAGCACCTTGTACCATACCAGAGGCTGTTAGGCTAGTCACAGTTGCTGTGTTAGACCCCGCAATTGGACCATACAGATTTGTAGTTATGAGTGTCCCAACCTTGGTAACACCACCAACATTCAGGTTTTCTACTATACCCACACCACCAACAACCTTTAAGGCCCCCGAAGTTGTCGTTGTAGATGTACTATCATCCCAAACCTTGGTAACACCACCAACATTCAGGTTTTCTTCTATGCCCACACCACCTGTTGTAATAATTAAAGCACCAGTGTCTTTAGTTGTAGATGTGTTTGTCCCAGTCACTTCTAATGTACCATTTATGTTAACTGGAATAGTGTTTGCTGTATTCATCGTTATAACTGCATCAGTTGCGCTATTGATTGTATGACCTATTTCTAATTTGGAAGTTGAGAAGTCATAAATTATTGCGACATTACCCTTATTTCCACCTGTCAAAGGATTACTCATAATTATACCAAGGTCTGTTCCAGTTGTGTTATCTTTACCAAGTTCGATTATAGGATCTTGAATTATAAGATTATCTGTATTGACAACCGTTGTGTTTCCCGAAACAGTTAAATTACCTGTTAATGTAAGATTACCACAATGCACATTACCAGCTACACCTAAACCACCAGAGACAATTAGAGCACCCGATGTTTGATTACTAGCTTGAGTTGTATTAGTCACTTTAGTTATACCATCAAATTCAGCTGTAGAACCGAATAAAGCACCAGAAATACCCACACCACCTACTACAATTAAGGCACCCACGGTTTTACCATCGGAGATGGTATCCCCATGCACCTTGGCAACACCCCCAACATGTACGTTTTCTTGGGTACTGATACCACCGGTAACTTTTAGAGCACCCGATGTAGCCGTGGTTGAAGTAGTAGTGTCAGTTATAGTGATACTGTCTGCCTCAACATCTTCCAGATTCGCATGTTGTCCGTATATTTTCCCAGCAACCCCTATACCCCCAGCAATTATCAGAGCACCACTGGTTGTTGTTGTAGAGTCAGTT